AGGCCGTGCCTCCTACAATCGTGCGAACCCCGGTAAGCCGGGCCTCAAAGCTCCTCAACCCGAGGGAGGCCCGCGCCGGGATTCGTTCTGTGCCCGCTCTGCCGGCCAGATGAAGATGTGGCCGAAGGCTGCCAAGAATCCCAAGAGCCGTCTCCGGCTGGCGAGGAAGGCATGGAACTGCTGACCTGCACCAAGTGTCAGGTAGCGAAGGGAGCTTCCCCCGCTTTCTTCCCGCCGCACAATAAAAAGAAGAATGGCTTAGATAGTTGGTGCCGTTCTTGCCGCAGCGCCTATCGTTCTGATATTAGACGCGGTAAGTATCGCGATATGGGGTGCGACGATACCATCCTCAAAGAGCTTTTGGCTGGCGGCGAATGCACTATATGTGGCGACAAGCCAAGCCGGTTAGTTGTAGATCATTGTCACCAGACTAATCGAGTCCGAGGCATTCTTTGTTCCGAATGCAATCTCGGCCTTGGTAAGTTTAAAGACGACCCCAAACTACTTGAGTTTGCTAGGATTTATTTACTTGCTTCACAAGAAGTTCAAGAAGCTATTGACTACATAGGAACTGATTAACATGTCCGACGCAGTCAAGCAAGCCCAAATGTCCGAACAGATGGCGGCCAACGCCTCGAAGGGCGCCCTAATCGAGAAGGTCGTATTTGCGGCCATCCCAATCCTCTTTAGCTGCGTCGTCTACCTGATGACCTCCCTGTCTTCGGCCAACAACGAGATCACGATCCTCAAATCCCGTATTGCGGTCGTCGTCACGCAGGACAACCGGGCGATCCCGCCGCAGGGTACGACCATCGACATGGCCCAGATCCGCGAACATCTGTCCAACCGGATTGAACAGGTGGAGCGCGACGCTTCCATTGCCCGTGGCAACATGACGCTGGACCGTGAACGCAGCATGGCGGGCATCGAGCGTGGCCGACTTGAAATGGCTGCCGATGCGGCTTCTGCCCGCGCTGCAATCCGGGCCGACCTGACCCGCATGATCAATGAGCTTGACAGGCGCGTGGCCCTCTTGGAGTCCCGGAATGGAACCGCTCCTCAATCTCGTTAGGACCGTAGCCCCGTCCATTGCGACTGCCGTGGGTGGACCACTGGCAGGCATGGCGACCCGTGCCATTTCTGAGGCCCTGCTGGGCAAGCCCGATGGTACCGAGGCCGAGCTTGTCGAGGCGGCAGCCAAGGCGACACCCGAGCAGTTGCTGGCCCTGAAGAAAGCCGAGCAGGACTTCGCGGTGCAGATGCGCGAACTGGATGTCGATCTGGAACGCATCGCCAACGAGGACCGCAACAGCGCCCGCGACCGGGAGATCAAGACCAAGGACTGGACGCCCAAGGCGCTGGCGGGCCTGATCACCCTTGGGTATTTCGGGGTCCTGTTCTTCATGTTGCTGAATGGCCTGCCTACGACGGGCGGCTCCGAGGCTATGCTGGTTATGCTGGGTACGCTTGGCACGGCATGGGGTGGCGTGGTTGCCTATTACTTTGGCAGTTCCGCCGGCTCCAAGGAAAAGAGTGACGCAATGAGTAAGATGGTGCGCAAGTGAAAGACAACTACGCCAAGTGGCTGGCCCTGATTCTAAAGCATGAGGGTGGCTACGTCGATCACCCAGAGGACCCGGGCGGCGCCACCATGAAGGGCATCACGCTCGCTACCTTCTCGGCCTTCAAGGGCAAGCCCATGAGCAAGGACGAGTTGCGCGCCATCTCTGACGCCGACGTCAACACCATTTATAAGGACCAGTATTGGGATGCGCTGCGCTGCGACGAACTGAAGTCGGGCGTGGACCTGCTGGCCTTTGACATGGCCGTCAACAAGGGCGTTCGCCGGGCAGTCAGGCTGATGCAACGGGGCGCCGGAGCCGTGGAGGACGGGGCGCTTGGCCCTAAGAGCATGGCCGCCATCAACGCCGCCGACCCTGCCGACCTGATTGCCAAGGTGTCCGAGGAGCGTCGCGACTTTTATAAGAGCCTGAAGACGTTCCCGACTTTCGGCCGTGGCTGGCTGCGGCGTGTCGACGAAACTGAGAAGGAAGCTCTCCATGCCGCTTAAGAAGGGCACCTCGCAGAAGACTATCTCGGAGAATATTCGCCGCGAAATTAGAAGCGGTCGTCCCCAAAAACAAGCCATCGCCATCGCCCTGAGTGCGGCCGGCAAGTCTAAGAAGGAACCCAAGAAGTGAAGCGCAAAGTCAAATTCCAAGAGGGCGGCACCGTCGAAGAGCCCGCTCGCCGTCCAGCACCCCGCTCTCGCCTGTCCCGTATGAGCGAGGCTGCCCGCAACCGCTTCTCGGAAGCCCGCGCCGCTTCCCAGCGCGAAGTCGAGCGTCTGAATGCGATGCGTGACGTCGAAGAATTTAATCGGAGCCGGCAGGTAGCCGAGGCCAATCGTCGTGCGGGCCTAGCTTCGTATCCGGCTCCGGGCAGCCAAGACTTTACGACTGACACCCGAGGCACGACGCGCCGTGGCGCTGCTACGGGCCGTGAGGTTGTGCCCTTTCAGGAGCCCGGTATGCCCGCTACGCAGGGTGGTCGTGAAGTTGGACAGCCCCGCCCGTCCGCTAGCCGCGCCCTTGCCAATGTTGCTACGCCCCGCCAGATTCCGCTTGGAAGCACGCGTCCCCCGGTCGGCGGCAACATTGCCACAACGGCTCTCGGCCTCGCAACAGGGATTGCCGAACCCCTCGTCGAATACGGTCGTGGGTACATGGACCGTCGGGCCGAAGAGCGTGCGCTTGCAAACGTCCGTCGTGAAGTAGAAGCCCGTAACGAAGCGCCTGCCGCCGCGCCTGCTCCTGCTCCGGCTCCTGCCCCCACTCCGGCTCCGGTTCGTCGTCCTGCTGCGCCGGCTCCCAGCGAAATTTCGGCAGAGCGTCTGAACCAACTGGCAGACGGTGCCGAACCGATGAATCGCCGTGAGCGCGATATTCAGATGCGGATAATGGATCGCCGCCAAGAACTTGAGGGCCGGGGCGTGGCTTTCAAGAAGGGTGGCATGGTGAAGCCGAAGCCGGTTGCTAAGAAGGCGGGCGGTATGGTAAAGTCCGCTCCGAAGAAGATGATGAAGGGCGGCATTGTCGCCAAGCCCAAGTCTAAGGCGAAGCCGTCCGGTAAGCCTATGCCCGCTTTCAAGAAGGGCGGCATGATTAAGAAGGGAAAGAAGTAATGCCTGGTATGATGAAGAAGGGTATGATGTATCAAGAGGGTGGCCCGGTGCGGTCGCCCGGTAAGCGCCGGATCATGGAAGGCGGGCCGAAGGGTCTGCCGATGATGACGCCGGAGCAGCTTCGTCAGGCCCGCGAGGGTATGACGCCGGAGGAGCGCCGCGACTATCAGCGTGCCCCGACTGCCGAAGAGGCTCGTCGCATGGGCAGCGCCATGAAGAAGGGCGGCATGGTCAAGGCCAAGGCTCCCGCGATGAAGAAGGGTGGCGTGGTGAAGAAGGCCAAGGGCGGCATGATCGGTAAGGGGTGCAAGTGATGATGCGTTCGAACATGGGCAAGCAGGTTACGCAGGGCCCGATGAAGAAGAAGACCGGCGGCAAGGTTGCTGCCGGTAAGGCGGTCAAGATGCAGAAGGGCGGCAAGGTGCCGTGCGCGCAGTGCCCGAACCCGGCGGCATGCCGTAAGGCTGGTCGCTGCCTGATGGCTGGCTAATGGCCAAGAAGCCCGAAAGTCGGGTGAACGAAGCGGGCGTCTACACGAAGCCCGGCATGCGTAAGTCCTTGTTCGAACGCATCAAAGCGGGGGACAAGGGCGGCAGGCCGGGTCAGTGGAGCGCCCGCAAAGCGGGCATGCTTGCCAAAGAGTATAAGGCTAAAGGCGGCGGTTACCGTGATTAAGAGCGGCTGGAAAGACTAGTGGAGTCCGATACCAAACGCTGCACTCGGTGTGACGCTGTCAAGCCGAAGACTGAATTTCGTTCGCGTGGCGGCACCATGAAGCATCTGCTCAAGTCGTGGTGCAAGTCTTGCCATTACGCGGATCACAAGAAGTGGTGCCTTGATAACGAAGACAAAGTTAAGGATTACAGAGGTCGTGATCCGTGGACACTAGCGAAACGCTGTGCGCGACGAGGTATTTCGCCGGCAGAGTTTGTTACTGCATATGAAACTCAAGGCGGCAAGTGTTTGATTTGCTGCGATCCTATCTCTCAGATGGACAGCGCAATCGACCACAACCACCAGACTGGCGACTTTCGGGGCATCCTATGTAAGACTTGCAATCGTGCTCTAGGATTGCTGCGTGATAATCCGACTGTCCTGCGGCGTGCAGCAGAGTATCTTGAAACGCGAGGAAGTTACGGCAATGTCATTGAAGCCGACACAAAAATCGCTAGTTGATTGGCATAAGCAGAAGTGGCGCACCAAGTCTGGCAAGCCCTCGACGCAGGGACCGCAAGCTACTGGCGAACGGTATCTGCCCGAGGCTGCCATCAAGGCTATGCCGGCTGCCACTTATGCGGCGAGTAGTGCGGCGAAGCGGAAGGCGACGAAGGCTGGCAAGCAGTTTTCACAGCAGCCTGCCGGCGCCGCCAAGATTGCGAAGAAGTTCCGTTAAAAGGGATACTCCGTCGGCGCCTTGTAGTTGTTGACTGTCTGTTCCCAGATGGCAGCGCCAGCGCCCTCACCGTGGAACGTTACGTTGATGCGGTTCTCGACCAGCCAGCGGTTCCACTGTCCCAAATCCTGCATCGCAGCCACCAGTTCGCCGGTCGTCAGGTAGGACTTCTGATCGGCGCCCAAGTTGACCCGCATCAGCGACTGCTTCACGGTGTCCTTGTCGGTGTCCTCCGGGTAGAAGAAGTCGTAGCCGTAGAACTCGAAGCGGCGGAACCCCATCACAAAAGCCAGCATAGGAATCCGGGTCGCCGAGCAGGTGCCGCCCGCCACAACCATGCCCGTATCAAAGGATGCCGGCTTGGCTGCGAGCGTGGCCTGCGTGTGGGCGTGCCAGCCAAAGATCTGGGCGCCCTTCTCTTCGAGGACCTTGCGCACCGAGGGATGCGTCATGGTCGCAAAGAGGAACTTGTCCTCCGGCCCCACGTCCTTGAACAGGTCAGTGCGGACCACGCCATGCGTAGACTTGCCGTCGACGGGACGCGGGTCTAAGATCACCGTCCAGTCTGGCGTAATGCCGGCCGCCTTGAGGACTGGCAGCGAATGCTTGACCGCGAAGATCACAGCACCGGCAGCCTGCTTGGCCCTGATGTCCTCCAAGAAGGACGGCAACGTGGGACCGGCGCTGACCAGCAGGGCAGTCTTGGTGTGTGCCTGATAGGAGCCAATCCAAGTCGGAATGGCGGCAGCGTTATCCGCAATATGCTGTAGTTGTTCGCCCTTGTCAACGGAATCGACCGGCTTTACCTGAATGCGGGTCTTGAGTTCCGGCATCTTGTGGCCGTCGCGGACCACGAGGCCGAAGGAAATGGTCTGCTTCAGGCCCGCATAGCCGTCGCCGCTGGTGATGACCCGCTTCTGACCGCCGACTTCCTTCATGACACGGCGCGGACCTTCCGGCGAACCCTCTTCCTCGTTGACGATCACGTCATCGAACACTACGAAGGGCACATGCTTTAGGCATTCGTAGTCCGACTTGGTCGTCTCGTAGCTGTGGCCACCGTCTATGTAGGCAAATGTGCAATCTGCTACAACGTCGGCCGAGGCGGGCAGGGTCTTGAGCGTGTTGCCCTTTACGAGCGAGAAGGCGAAGTTCAGGCCCTTGCGGGACATCAGCCTGCTATAGTTATTCAGGCGATTGGTCACGACCCACGAGTCGGCATGCGGCTTGGTGTGGCCCTCATATTCCCGGTCGTTACCGCCCTCGAAGGTGTCGAAGCCGACATAGGACACGGACTTGACGCCGGTTGCGAACGCGGCCTCTGCCATCTGGATCGCGCGACTGCCGTTCCAAGTGCCGACCTCGACGATGCGTGCGTGTCCGGTGTCGACAATGGATGCAGTGAGCAGTTCGCATAGAGTCTCGTATCGGGCAGGGGCGCCGAGTGCCGGGTTGGCAATGGTCTGCTTGTCAGGCCCCTTGTAGTGGATCATGTAGGCGCCAAGGATGGACTGGTGGAAGGCGTCCAGACCCAGGCAACCCGGCGACAGGTCCTTGACTTGCAGGCCATGCGCCTGGTGCAGCAGCGTGATCCTATCAAGGATGGCGTTGTCATGGGCCTTCTTGTAGTGGAAGGCTTCGAGCGAATTGTACAGACCCCAGTAGTCGGCGAGCAGGGAGGCGCCCTTGACGGTGGCCAAATTAAAGGCGAACCAAGAGCCCTCGCTTTCCTTGACGGAACGCCGATACAGGTACGTCAGGTGGTAGCGGTCGTCGAACAGTTCGCTCAGTAGTTCG